TGGACTCATTACGGCTCTAAGGCTAAGTTTGATTTCGTTTGTCAGAGAGCATTAGAAGAAGATAAAATTTGTGGCAATAAGCTTAGCGTAACTATAGAGGAGCTCTTAGAAAAAGGTGGTTCAAATGAACCAGACCTAATACCAGAGGCGATGCAATAAATGGCAATTAGAGAAAAGGTTACACAAGAAGATCTAGAGTTTTACGAGATACTTAGGAATCCAGTATTAGGACCTGAGTTCATCTATAACTTTGACTTGGACGAAAAGTACGATGAGATGTTTGAGTTTGTATGGTATCAAAAGGAAATGGTGTGTGATTTTAATCCATACGTTTCAATAGCTACCGCTCGTGCTACTGGTAAAACAGTTTCTCTAGTTTCATTAATACTATGGGCATTAGTGTATAATATGTACCCAAAGGATTATATTCTCTACACAGTTCCAAGTAAGGTTCACCTTGAACCTGTATTTACTGGACTCGTTAGAGCATTCAAGAGGAACTCTTTCCTAAAGAAGTTCCTAACCTCTGGTAGTGGTATAAACAGTTCAGACTATAAGATTACCCTACTAAATGGGTCAATACTTTTATGCAGGATTGCAGGCCAATCTGGCACTGGTGCTAATCTAATTGGTTTGCATACTCCATTTATCTGTGTGGATGAGGGCGGATACTTTCCTCACGCAGCTTGGCAAGAAATGCAACCATCATTGAATGTCTGGACACCTGGATATAGGGAACTAGTAGCTGGTGTACCTACTGGAATGAGAGAGAAGAATGTACTCTATCAAGCAGATATGGAAAGTGATGTATACACTAAACATAGAGTATCAGCATTGCAGAACCCTAGAATGACGGAAGTAGATTTAGCTAAGGCAATAGACCAATACGGTGGGGATGACACTGATGACTACATCCACTATGTATTAGGACAACATGGCAAACCAGTATTTTCTATCTTTGATAGAACTACAATGAAGATAGATAACTACCCAGTTCTAAAGTCAGAAGTTAATGGTGTAGAGCTGAATAACGAAAGTAGCATATTATCAGTTGCCGAAACATTTCCCATGATAAAAGACTTGGGTACATATGAAACAACCATGTTTGGTATAGACTTAGGATACACCGAGCCAACCGCTATTCTTATTATGAGAGTGTCATCTGCTGGAAACATTAGATTTCACGGAAGGATACAGCTAACTAAAGTATCATATCCAATACAGGAAAAGTTCATAGATATACTGGATAGTAGATTTAAACCGTCCATCTTGGGAATAGATAAGGGTAGTTCTGGTATGTCACTAATTCAGCATCTAATGGAAGATGACAGCTATAAAGGAAAGGACTACAAGTCTAGAGTTATCCCAATAGATTTTTCATCGTCAATAGTTATAGGAAGAACAGCAGATGGTGAAGAAATAAAGACTAAGACTAAAGCCTTTACCACATCAATTCTACAAGATTATACTAATAATCATAGAATAACATATTCATCTACTGATATAGATCTAATAGCAGAACTAGAAAGAATGACATTTACGAAGACCCCTTCTGGAGAAATAGTCTATAAGACTGTAACTCCAAGAGGAGGTAAAAGAGGAGAAGACCACTTCACAGCAGCGCTCTTGTGCGGTGTTGGAGCATACTATCTTGAGAATGAAAACTTAAATCTCAAGCACAGTAAACCTAAATTAATGAGAGCGATATGGGTATAAAATTATGAAAAATATAAGTGATAAAGAACTAACAGCCGTAGTAAATAAGATGAAACATTTCTCCGCTGTAGCGTCTCTTACTGGAGACAACAAAGAGAATCCTTGGACTAGTGTTGACAAAGAACTATCGTCAGACATAGATTATGATTTCTATGTGGAGACTATAAAGATGATTAGATTCTTCTATCGCACTGAACCTATGGTATCTACAGTTATAAACAAACTAGTTGAGATTGGAACTGGGGAACTAATAATCTCTAAAGATAGACTATCAGACAACGAACATAGAGCATTTCTATTTATAAAAGATAAACTGATAAATTTCTCAGCCATAATGGCACAGGAATATCTATTATCTGGATTAGTAGTTCCAGAAATAGGTTTTAGTGCTGTAGATAGCAATGTAACTAAGGCATTTGGACTAAAGAAGTACTCAAGTTTGCAAGTTCCTGACTCTATGTACGTCAGAGATCCAAGCACAATAGTAATTTTGTCGTCTATAATAACAGATAAACCGTCATATTATGTTAAGATACCCGAAGATATGGTAAAATTCATTAAGGATAAAGGTGTCTATGATGGAGAAAGGGAAGATAAAGACCTTTATGTAGCACTAAAGAAGATGTACCCTGAATTTGTTAAGGAAGTTGAATCTGGAAAAGAGGAAGTTCTATTGACAAATCCTAACATTATTCGTAGGAAATATCTTCCAGATAATCCTTACCCAGTTCCATTTGTATCTTCATCTTTGGATGCATTACAGCATAAGAGACAAATGAGAAGAATGGACTACTCCTTAATGGATAAGATAATCAATGCCATTCTTCATATTAAAGCAGGTAGTGACGACTTTCCTATCACAGAAGCAGAAGAAGATGTGGAATTTCTCGCCACGCTAAAGAGCCAATTAGCTTTTAGAGATAGAAGCAATGGTGAAACAGATAAGCTATTTCAACTTATTACGTCACACATAGTAGACATAAACTGGATATTTCCAGATAGTGAAATTCTACTTAGTGATGCTAAATACAGTGACATAAACCAAGAGATACTTTTTGGATTAGGATTTCCTCAATCTTTGATTACAGGAGAGACTAAAAGAAGTGGAGCAGGTGATGTGGAGATGTCATTAGTCAGCCCAATAAAGACGATGGAAAGCTATAGACTAGCATTAACTCCTGTCTTACAGCAGATATGCTACGATATGGCTGAAAAGAATGGCATGAAAAATGCACCAACAGTAAGTTTTGCTCCAATAAATCTACACAAATTCACTGATTTTGTAGATGCTTTGAAATCATTGTACGAGGTTTCTGCCGTGAGTAGAACTACATTCGCTGGATACTTGGGAAGAGATTTCGAGACAGAGGTTGATTTATTAGAATCAGAAGTAAATCTTCTAAAGTCTAAGAACCTACCTATCTTTGGAGAAACTCCAAATAGTAGAAATCCTAATGATACTGGAAATACACAAGACACACAACCTGTAGAAGATGAGCCCGTAACAGAAGATACGGTTACGGAATAGGAGTGAATAATGAAGTTTATTACTAAGATAGAAAGTGAGTTCTCTGAAATAGGAGATGTAGTAGAAGTAACAGATGCAGACAAAGAAGTAGCCGCATCAATCTCTGATAACTCACTGATTTCTTGGGCTAAGTTTGTACTTACGGACTCTAGTCCAAATGCGAACTATCAGAGGATACCGAAGAGCGAGTTTGCTTCTCTAGTAAAATCTGGTGTCAATATGCCGCTAAAGATGGCGGCAGGTGAGATAAGAGATGGTCACGATGGTGCAACTCCTTTAGGAGTAATCACTAATCTCTCAGTAGAAAATAATCAGATACTTGCGCTAGCCGCATTATGGTCAGCAGAAAGGCCGGCTGATATTTCCTACATTAAAGAAAAATTAGCTGCTAAAGAACCAGTATCTGTTTCTTGGGAGCTTTTATATACAGACTCAGTTTATACTGATGCTGGTATTGAGGACATTTACGGAATAACATTAAGAGCTGCAACCGTTGTTGGGAGACCTGCATACGAAGACAGGACTCCAGTTTTAGCAGTAGCTGCAAAGAAAAAGTCAACGAAGAAAGAACCAGTTCGTAAATGGACTAAGCCTTATTTAGAACAATTGCCAGATAGTGCATTCCTTTTGATAGGACGTGGTAAAGGCAATGAAGAAGCACGATTGTTCCCGTATCGAGATTTATCAGGAAATGTTGATGTTAGCAGATTAGAAAAATCACTAGCAGAAACAGCAGACTCAAACTTGTCGGAAAACGTACTCAAAGGAGTACGAGCGAGAGCCAAGCGACTACTCTTGGTAATTGAAGAAGCTGATGCATCGGTACATGACAATAGTGATATAGAATTGGAGGATAATACCTTGGACACAATTGATGAACTCAATGGCAAAGTAGCTGATCTTAAGGCAGAACTAGCCGAAGAAAAAAACAAACTGGCTTTAGCTGAGGAAAAAGTGGAGACGCTTGATACCCTTACTAATGAAGTTAATAGCCTTCGAGAATTTAAAGCTAAGATTGACGAAGAAGCAGAACGTGCTTCTAAGTTGTTAGGCATCAAAGCTAAATTCGAGGAAGCTGGTATTGTAAAAGAAGAGACTTATTTTGACGAGAAAGCAGATTCACTATTAGGTCTCGCAGAAGAATCACTTGACTTTATGATCCAAGAAATGGTGGCATTTTCTACTGTAGTAGATGAAGATGATGACACTGAGGTTGTGGCATCTAAGATACCCAACCTTGTTTCTGGAACAGTTAAGACTGACAAGAAATCTCTAGTTGAAGCACTTCGCAAACTAGAAGAAAAAAAATAGAGGAGATTACTAATGGAAATTAATGCTTTTGAAGATGTCATTGGCGTAGTTGCTAATGCTGACGTTGTTGAGGGTAGGTTCGTTGTACTTTGCGCACATACCTTTGATACAGACTTCGGTAGCCAAACAGATTTGCCTGGTGCTAAGGTTCCAGCAACTGCTGAGGAAGCTCGCCGAGCTAAATATATTGTTACTTGGGCTGTAGATAATAGGCCACTGCCTATTACTCAATCCTTCCCACAACTGAGCTATGCTCTTCGTGGTGGATTTGACCAAGCTGCGAATACCCCGTACTCTGCTACGATGTATACTACCTATCCTGGAAATCAAAACGGACTTACTATTCCTTCGGGCGTAAATGCTCTTGCGTTTAGCAATGGTACGTTTACACTTCCTTCTGGTTGCTACGTCTACAGCTCAGATATTATCGTTCCTGGTGCACTTCTCGAAGTGCTGAATACCGCTGACGATACGACTGATGCAGGAAAGCTTAGCTACACTGCCGCAGACGCTGTGGGTATTCACTTTGAAACCTACGGATATGATTCTGACACGAACGAACTCACTGTCAAATCACGCTAATAGAAAACTGGAGGAATAAATAGAAATGGATAACAAAACACAAGAAGCTATTTCTGCAATGATGAAATCTGGTAAGAGGGAAGCCCTTGCCGAATTAATTGTAGAGTTTGTGGAACCTAATCACATTGCGACCGACTTCGTTGGTCTCTTACTGAATACTCGTTCCCTAAAACCTGGTGATGCTTTACTAAAGAAAGTACGCAAAGGCATCAAAGTTCGTACTCTAGTTCCTGGTGCTATGCATCTAGCGAACGAAATCACACTGTCAGATCGTATCAATTACATTCTTGATGGTGCTGATATCAAAGTTACCGCAAATGCGTGGGAACTCGAATCTGGAGAGTTGGGTGAAGTTAGTGCTATCAAAAATGAAATGCTAATGACGCTCAAAGACTTCTACCTGAACAAAGTATTTACTGCTTTGTCCTCGGTATGGTCTGCCATAAATACTCCTAGTAACTACACCGCAGTCTCTGGTGATATTACAGCTACAGCACTTAAAAATGCTATTGATGCAATCAACCAGAACACAGGTGGAGTGAAAGCAGTTATTGGTACTCGTGCTGCATTGACACCTATTACTACGTTTGGTGGGTTCTGGACTGATGGTTCAGCAAACTTCGCCGTACCTAGTAACATCGAAGAAATTATGTCAACCGGCTGGCTTGGTAAGTACTATGGTGCTCCAATCTTGGCTATTGACCAACAGTACGACAATCCAGAAGATTACAACACCCTTATTCCTACTAACAAGATCCTTGTTATTGGTGAAAATGTTGGTGAGTTCATTACCTATGGTGAAGTAAAAACCAAAGAATGGACTGACATGAGACCTACACCTCCACAATGGTATTTGGAACTGTACCAACAGTTCGGACTTATCATCGACAAGGCTGCTGGTATCTATGTCATTGAATTGACCTAGTAATTAGTTAGTTTAGTAACACTATTGGAGGAGGAACTTTATCCTCCTCCAGTATTTTTTTAAAAAATTGTTTATAAAGGAGAAGATGAGAATGATGAGTAAAAATGTAGGAGACGTAAACGCAACTAACGCAATTTTACAGGGTGGGGATGGTGGAGAGCCTATCGTAACTTATAAGAAAGCTATACGAGGAAAAGTATTTGTCAATGTATGGGATACTTTTTTAGAATCTCCAGAAGGACTCATGCTATATGGTGAGGAAGGAAGCGAAACATCCATATATGATATTTGGAATACCAAAGAACTTAGATACTTTGAGCTGAGAAATAAACGATTGCTTGAAACTGGTTACTTGATTAAGTATACAAGAAAAGAACCAACACAGGAAATATCAAATAGGAAAGAAGCGCTTACGGACGAACAATTGACTAAGGTGCTGAAAGATAAATTCTTCACACTTCAAAGCTTCTTAGCTGATGTTGATTCTGTTCCTGTAATTTATAGAATGT